GTATAAGGGTAAGGAAGAGGATCGGAACGCTCTTGAGCGCGATATCTTTGCCGCACAGGCAGAGGGTCGCATTGTGCAGACGTAGTTAAAGGAGGCTGTCATGGCTTTTGCTACAGCGGCAGGCCACCCCAAGTACACCGGTAACTTTATCCCGGAGATTTGGGCGGGTAAGTTAATCGAGAACTTCTACGACGCGACTGTTTTGGCTGCTATTTCCAACACCGATTACGAGGGCGAGATCAAAGCCCACGGCGATACGGTGAATATTCGCACTACGCCAGAACTGACTATCCGCGACTACGTGAAGGGCCAGACCCTGACGGTGGAGAACCCCGATAAACCGAAACTGCAGCTTCTCATCGACAAGGGCAAATACTTCGCCGCAGTCGAGGACGATGTGGACCAGGTGCAGTCGGATATCAACTTGATGGATGCCTGGACCAAGGACGCGTCCGAGCGGATGAAGATCACCATCGACACCGATGTTCTCACGAATATGTTGACCGATGTTGACTCCCTGAATCGGGGGACCACTGCCGGCCGCATTTCTGGGGACATCGATCTCGGCGTCGCTAGTACCCCCAACGCCCTGACTCTTAGTAATGTGCTGGCGGAGATCATTAACCACGGCACTGTGTTGGATGAGGCGAATATCCCTGAAACTGGCCGGTTCATGGTCATTCCCGCTAAGATGGCTGGTCTGATTAAGCAGTCTGATCTCAAGGATGCCTCTATTTCGGGTGACGCGGCAACTCCGTTGCGCAACGGGCGCATTGGGGTGATCGACCGGTTCGAGATTTACGTCAGCCACAACCTCCTCAAGACGGGTTCGGAGTACAGCATCATTGCTGGTCATAAACTGGGGCTTACATTCGCTTCGCAGATGACCAACATGGAGACGCTGCGCTCCGAGTCTACTTTCGGGGACATCGTTCGTGGTCTCCAGGTGTACGGATTCAAGGTCGTCCAGCCGACGGCTCTGACTACCGGCATCATTACTTTGTAATCGTGCAGGCGATCGGTTTACCGGTCGCCGTCACGGTTTGTAACCTGCAGGAGGATTCTCATGGTTGCGTATACTGACACTATTGGGTTCGACAAAGGTGGAACCTCTGGACATCGGGACAACGCGGCAAAAGCGTATTGCTTGTCTGTTGATCTTGATTTTGCTGCGATCACTACCGCTCGTTCGGACGCCAGTTTGACGGCTTTCGCTACTGGTGACTCACTGGCGGTGATACAACTTCCTGCTAAGACCCTTGTCTTAGCGGCCGGTATCGACGTCACAACTGCTGATGGTACATCCAGTACCGTTGATCTTGGGTTCACCGGCGGCGATGTCGATGCTTGGATTGATGGCGCTGACGCCAATGCCGTTGGTAGCGCAGTAGGCCTTGGTACGCTTAATGTGACTGTCGCTACTTGCTACAACGCCGCAGCGGAAACGCTCGACTTGCTGATGCTGACTGCTCCGCAGGATGCGTCTGTCATGCGTGTATGGGCTGTCGTGATTGACTGTTCGTAATGGAGACGGGGGAGGCTTCGGCCTCCCGCGCTTCCTGTACGGAGGAGAGGTAAGCTATGTCTGACTTACAGCGCACAAACAAAGTCGAACGTGGCCGTTGGTTAATAATGGATGATGGTACGGTCTTCGGATGGAATTCAATTCTGGCGAATAACCCGAAGGTCCGCGAAGTTTCTGGGGAAGTAGCGTTCCCTGACAGACACATCCCAGAGGGCCAGGAAGGGCGCGAGAGCATCATTGACCTGGATCAAGACCCGAGCGAGCCAGTGCCCAGACCTGTTGGCCAGGGTCTCAAGGATAGTCCTGGTCCTTGGCCTAGCTCCACTTCTGACACTGCGCCTGTGAGTAACCCCGGCGATGGCTCTAAACCTGTGGTTGGCTCCAGTGAAGCTTCTGGACTGTTTCTTGGCTGAGTAGGTCTCATGATCCTCAATGATGTAATCACTGAGGTCCGGCGGATTGTTCAAGACGAAGCGGTTACGTTCCGGATCAGCGATGTCTTTATGCTGGCATTGTGTAACCAGGGGCTCAAGCGTATTCAGCTTTTGCGCCCGGACCTCTTTGCTTATGTTGGAACTGTTGCCAATACTCAGGGCGAGGTTATACAATCAGCACCATCAGACTCTCTTCGTGTGATTGAGATATATTCAATCGTTAGCGGGACTGGACTGGTGGAAGCTGATCGTGAGGTCTTGGATCAAACTATCCCGACATGGCCGAACGACGCAGAAGGTGCTGCTATTAATTGGATGCGTTCAGTGCGTAACCCGAATAAGTTTTTTATATATCCGCCAGCTCCTGCTGCGCAGAGTTTGGATATTGAATATTCCCAAGTACCGCCTGATTACGATGCTATTACGGCGGTAGCACTTTTGTCTGATGCGTATTTTCCTGCTGTCGTGGATATTGTTGTGTTTTTAGTTGAATCTATTGACAACGAGCATGTTACTACTGGTCGCGCCAAGCTATTTTTGGAGTCTTTTCAGGCTTTGATGGGTGTATCTCGGACCGCGATAGTAGTGACAGATACGGAACATGCCGGACAGGACCCAACAAAGTTTGAGGTTGTATAGTGGCGACGCGGTTATTTTCGGATTTAGTAAACCGGGTGGCCCCAAACGCCCCGGGCTGCCCGCAACCTGTATTAATCACTTTTATACGCACGGCGGCTATTGATGCTTGCGAGCGGACCTTGGCGTGGCGGTTTGAGCAGCCTGCTGTCCGTTTAACACCTGCTGTTGAGAACTACCCATACGAGCCCGTTTCCGGGGCTGAGGTCCATGCTATAATCACAGCTTCTATTAACGGCGTAAACGCGCCATCCATCACGTTGGAGAGCGCACATAGGCTGTACCCTAAGTATCCTGATAACAGCACTGCCGAGCTTGGTACGCCGAAGTATATTGTTCATGTGGACCCGGATACTTTTTGGGTTGCGAGGCTGCCAAATTCCTCACCGACATATGATGTCGTGATGTTCCTGGCGCTGAAGCCCCTACCGTCGGCTACTGGTATGGATACTTCGGTGATGGACGAGTTGGAGACTGTAATTTTCCACGGAGCTCTTCAGAACTTGTTGACTATGCCGGAGCGTACATGGAGCGATAAAGAACTCGCCGCGTATCACGCTAAACAGTTTGCGTTTAGGATTTCAGAGCGCCGGGCTCGTGTTAATGTGGGTGCTGGGCGAGCTGTCTTGACTGCTTATGCTCCGCCTCTTGCGTAGGATTTTATTATGACCCTCGACGTAATCAGCTAGGGAGTGTTAGATGACCGCGCTTTTCAAGAACAACGCCTATTCCACACTGGCGTCTGGTGTTACCAATAGCGCAACGACGTTGTCGTTAGCTTCTGGTCAGGGTGCGAGGTTTCCCAGTCCTACGGGCGCGGATTACTTCTACGCCACCTTGATCGATACCTCTAATAATTTAGAGATCATTAAAGTGACAACGCGGTCGACCGATACTCTTACAATTGTTCGGGGGCAGGAGAGTACTTCAGCACGGGCGTTTTCAACATCTGATCGGATTGAACTTCGTATTACCGCCGCGGGTTTAGGTGATATAGTAAGTGCCGCTGTCGGCGGTGGTGGCTGGTTAGGCGAAAGTGGTGTTCCAAATGGTGACAGTTCCGATATTATCAGGATCAACGAGCAGACGCTCAATAATTCTCAAACGATGATCGCTACGGACAACGGTAGCGCCACTGGTCCGCTAACAATTGCTTCTGGGGTGACGTTGACAATCAATAGCGGTGCGACTTTCGTAGTTATCTAATTTAAGGGAGTAAAACAGTGTCAACAATTAAGACAGATACCATCACGGCACTCAGCACAGATGGTGATCTCAGTCTAGACGGGATTGGGACTGGAGGAGTTAGCATTGCCTCAACTCTAAAGATGACCAAGGGCGGCGATATAGCTTCAGCTTCTCCACTGGTGATTGACACAGACGGTAATTACTTCGACGTGACTGGAACGACATCCTTCAGTGTCATGACGGTTGAAGCCGGTAACTTCTTTATGCTCCAGTTTGACGGGGCATTGACGATCACTCATGGATCAGGGATTGAACTTCCCGGTGCGGCCAATCTGACTACGGCTGCAGGTGACAGACTGGTGTGTTACGCAACGGCGGCTAACACAGTTGAGGTTATGTCTGCGGAGTTGGAAACAGCGCCTGGAATCACAATCATTGCGGATGACGCAATAGATAGCCAGCACTATGTTGACGGATCAATAGACACTGCGCATCTCGGAAATCTACAGGTAACAACAGCCAAGATAGCAGCAGATGCTGTAGATGGAACGAAACTTGCGGATGATGCGGTAGATTCAGAACATTATACCAATGGCTCGATCGACGCTGCTCATATCGCAGATGATGCTGTAACTGCAGCTAAATTAGCTAACACAATTAATACTGATATTGCCACTGGTGTTACAGCTAACACTACAGCAAATGCGGCTTTGCCTAAAGCTGGTGGAGCAATGACGGGTGCCATAACAACCAACTCTACATTTG